GGACATAATCAATAAACTGCGAGACTTCAATCTGCGGCATCTTGAAAAGGACAAGCGGCTGCGCGAACTCGTAAAGGCTGGTAAGCTAGCTCAAGAGGATTATGACGCATGGCTGCGCGGACAGGTATTTCAGGGAGCTGTGTGGCAAGAGAAGCGTGACGCGATCTCCGATGTTCTGACGAACGCGAACAAGAAAGCCGCGCAGATCATGAACGACGAGCGTGTCAACGTGTTTGCAGCAAACGCCAATTACATCAACTATCGCGTTGAAAAAGGGTCGAAGTACACGATTAGTTTTAATCTGTACGATGAAAACACAGTCAAAAAGCTCCTGAAAGACCAGCCCGAACTCCTGCCGAGGCGAGTAATTAACGGCAGAAAAGACAAGGCGTGGAACCGCCGAAAGATATCGAATAGCGTGACACAGGGCATCATACAGGGCGAAAGCATCCCACAACTATCAAGCCGTATTGCGCGTGATACAGGGATGTCCTCGCTCGTTGCAACGACCCTATATGCGCGGACGGCTATGACGGCGGCACAGAACATCGGCAGAATTGAAGCGATGCATAAGCAGCAGGATATGGGCATCAAAGTCCGCAAACGGTGGATCGCGACGAAGGACAGCCGAACACGCGACACACACGCCGAACTCGACGGGCAAGTTGTCGACGTTGACGAGCCGTTCACGGTCGACGGTATGGAAATCATGGAGCCGGGCGACCCGAACGCCGATCCTTCACTTGTCTATAATTGCCGCTGTTCGCTGGGGTATGAGTACCCTGATTACCCAAACTTTCGCGATGACAGCGACTTCAATGACTGGTTAAGGAGCAAACAATGAGCAGCGTGAAAGTAACGGACAACACCGATGAAGCACTGAGCGCGCTCGAATCCGCAGTAGAGCGCGGGCTAGAAATCATCGGCGGCAAGGCCGAAACCTATGCAAAAGACATCTGCCCAGTGGATACAGGCCGACTGCGTGGAGATATCACACATAAGACTGACACCGCAGAAAAGGCCGTTACAATCGGTAGTAATGTCGAGTACGCGCCATATGTTGAGCTAGGCACAGGCCCGTACTTTGTACCGCCGCCCGAGTGGATTCACAACGGAGCGACACAGGGGCGCGGCATCGGACACAGTTTCGTGCATCCGTGGCCCTTCCTGAGACCCGCAATCGAACAGCACACCGACGAATATAAATTCATATTCGAATCCGAGCTTAAGCGCGGATAACCAAATAAAACCAGCATCCCAAGGAATCGGGGTGCTGTTTTTATACAACCTCTGGGGCGAGGAACAGCCCCCGAAGAACAGACAGGAGGAAAACAACTTATGTCCATTACTCGTTCCAAACTTAAAGCAATGGGACTGACCGAAGAACAGGTCGAAACAATCATCGAAGATCATCTGGAAACAGTCAACCCTTTGAAAGAAAAGGGCAAGAAGGCAGATGAACTCGAGCAAAAGCTGACGGATGTCCAAAAGGAATTGGACGATCTGAAGAACACCAACGGCGACGATTACAAATCGAAATACGAGAAAGAACACGCGGATTTCGACGAGTACAAGAAGACCGTCGCCAACGAAAAGGCGACCGCTGAAAAGCGGAGCCTGTACCGTGAACTCCTGCGGGAGTGCGGTGTCGACGCAAAGCGTATTGACAGCGTGATGAAGGTCGCGGATATCGACGCGGCAAAGGTCAAAGACGGCAAAATCGAGAACGTCGAAGACCTGACCAAAAGCATCAAGTCCGAATGGGCTGACTTCATCGCGACTGATACGACGCGCGGCGCGAACGTGCAGACCCCGCCTCAGGGCAAGGGCAGCACGAAGATGACCCGCGAAGAAATCTTCCGCAAGGACGAACACGGCAAATACGTACACAGTACACAGGAACGCATTAACGCCATTCAAGCAAATCTTGAGGCACAAGCGAAAGGAGAATAAAAAATGGCTGCAACGAATGTTGAAACCCTTACCAACCCCCGCGACTCTCTGCCGAACGTTTATACGAACGTTACCGCTCGTGAGATTGAATTTGTAACCCGCTTCGGCGACAACTGGGATGCTCTGCGCAATATCATGGGCATCATGCGCCCGATCCGTAAGGCTCCCGGTTCTACCCTGATCACCTACACCGCGTCTGTCGCGCTCGAAAGCGGAAGCGTTGATCCCGGCGAAGTGATCCCGTATTCCAAGGCGACGATTGTTCAGGCTGGCAAGGCTGATGTTGTGATCGAGAAATATGCGAAAGCTGTCCCGATCGAGGATGTCAGCAGGTACGGCGCGGAGATCGCTGTCGAGAAGAGCGATGATGCTTTCCTCAACCAGCTGCAGACGAACGTGCTGACGAAGTTCTACACCTTCCTCAATACTGGCTCGTTGACTGGCAGCGCGGCTACCTTCCAAGACGCGCTCGCGAAGGCCAAGGGCTTGGTTCTGAATAAATTCAATACCATCCGCAAGAGCGTGACCGAGGTCGTTGGTTTCTGCAACGTTCTCGACTTCTATGATTACCTCGGCGCTGCCCCGATCACCGTTCAGACCCAGTTTGGCCTGACCTATGTGCAGAACTTCATGGGCTATTCCACCCTGTTCCTGCTCTCCGCGCCGGACGTTGCCCGCAACACCGTCCTCGCCACCCCGGTTGAGAACATCGACCTGTACTATGTCGATCCGGGCGATTCTGAGTTCGCTCGCCTCGGTCTGCAGTACACGACTCAGGGCGAAACCAACCTGATCGGATTCCATGTACAGGGCAACTACAGCACCGCCGTCGGCGAGACTTATGCGCTGATGGGCATGAAGTTGTGGGCCGAGTACCTCGACGGCATCGCCAATGTCACCATCGGAGCGGGTGGAGCGACTGGCGCGACTGGGGCCTGATGAATGAGGCTTCTGATTGCAGTCCCAACGTTTGAAAACATCTACCCTGACACGTTCAAGTCTATTTATGATTTGGACGTGTCGGGGGTAGATGCCTCGTTTGAATACGTGAGGGGCTATGATTGTGCCACGGCGCGGAACAAGATAGCACAGACGGCATTGGACAAGCAGACGGATTATGTGCTGATGGTGGACAACGATGTTGTATTACCGAAGGACGCGCTAATCAATCTGATGGATGATGCCAAAGATGTGTGTCTTGGTTTCTATGCTCACAGGGATTCGGACAACATCTATCGCGGAAGGACTTGTGTCTGCAAGCTGCTAGATTCTAATGGCGTTCCTCACTTCAATTATCCGCTCGAGAGCGAGTATACAGCCGAAGAGTTGAAGACGCTGAAAGAACAAGGACAGTTTAAAGTTCGTATTCACGGCGGCGGCATGGGCTGCGCGTTGATCAGGACGGATGTTTTCAGAAGGATCGCCTATCCGTGGTACGACTGGGTCAACTACTCAAACAAGCGGATGCTGTCAGAAGACCTGTATTTCTGCGAGGCGTGTAAAAAGTCGTGCATACCGATTTACACGGATACGCGCGTAAACTGCGGGCATATGCTGCGTCATGTGCAATACGCTGATTGAGAGGGAAATATGTACAGGGTAATTGTTCGATTTATGGATTTGCAGGACGGAAATCACATTTACGAAGTGGGCGACACTTTCCCCCGCGACGGCGTAAAGATCGGGACTGATCGAATCAATGAACTTATGTCCTGCGAGAACAAAATCGGCTGTCCGTTGATTGAAAAGATCAAGGCCACCCGAAAGCGGGTGAAGAAGGATGCTTGAAAGACTTTGCGCTCACTTGCATAACTACTTCGAACGCCATCCTACAACGCATGAGCAGATGATCCACGCTGGTACGTACACCATTACAGGCGGCAGCATTGAGCTGCCGTTTTTGCTGTCCGGGCAGCGGTTCAGGATCAAAGGCTCCGCGCTGAACGATGGCGTTTATACCTACGGCGAGACCATCCGAAACGACGATGACACGGCGGCGGCTGACCTCTATGCAGAGACGTTCACCGGGGAGATTTGGGCGATGTACCCGCCGAAAGCGGTGCTTGAAATCGCGGCGAGCGCGTCCGAATGGATGACGAAGCACGGCGAGGCGCTGAACAGCCCCTATACGTCTGAATCGTTCGGCGGGTACTCGTACACCAAGGGCGCGACGGATGCGACGGACGGAATGCCAGCGGGTACGTGGTACGGCGTGCCGAAATCCGCATTGGCGCAATGGAGGAAGGTGTACAGCGAATGAGCCTGATCGACGAGTATATGACATCCTGCGTCCTGATGGACAAGCGCAGCGTGCCGGACGGATTGGGCGGCTTCACATACGAGTGGGTCGACGGCGCGGCGTTTACCGCAGCCATCGTAAAAGACACCTCGATGCAAGCCCGGATCGCCGAGAAAGACGGCGTGACTGAGCTGTACACCATCACCGTATACAAGGGCGCGGCACTCGCTTTTCATGATGTCTTCCGGCGCGTATCGGACGGCGCGATTTTCCGTGTGACCTCGAACGTGACCGACAGCGAGACACCTGAGCGGGCGACCTTCCAAATCGGACAGGTGACTGCCGAGAAGTGGGTGATCCCGACATGATAAGCACGGCTTCTGCGCTCTATGCGTTTTACTCAAACTTTGGCCTGCCTGCATACGAGGTGAACACCGTACCCGACGACGTGACGCTGCCGTACATCACCTATCTGTACAACGAGCCGCAATATCAGTCACCGGCGACCCATTACGCGCAGATCTTCATGCGCACCAATTCGAACACGGCTCTGCTCGAAAAGGCGGGGGATATCGTGTCCGCAATTGGTGAGGGCGTTGTGCTGGACAGCGGTGTCGTGATCCGTCCGTCCACGCCGCTCGTTCAGATTATGCACGACGCATCCAATCCCGATATCCGAATCGCATACATCAGTCTGCAGCTCAACGCGCTGCACACGCCCGGAACCTGAGAAGGGAGAATAGACAATGCCTGTAGCAAACATGATTACAGCTGCACGGGCCGAGGGATTTAAACACGTCCTTCTGAACGTCGGTGCGCTGTTCAAAGACTTCGATTATTCGAATATCACCACTACCGAAGCGCTGAAGACCGCACTTGTTAATGCGCTCGCCGATGAGACGAAGTGCATGGGAATGACGCGCGGCGGCGGCAGCTTCACGACCACGCGCGAGATGCGGCAGATCGAGGCTGACGGCCTCCGTTATCGCTACGTCGGCGACACCATCACCGACAGCGTCGACGCGACCTTAAATTTCACGTTCATTGAGTTCGGCGTGAAAAACATCAAGATGGGCCTGACCGCTGCCGATTCTACGACCAGCGGCGAGAAGACCACGATCACCCCGCGCACGCTGATTCAGACTGGCGACTATCTGCACAACCTCGTGCTTGCCACCGACCTGAACAACGGCGGCGTGATGCTGATCGCGTTCCGAAACGCGCTGAATACTGCGGACTTTACGATCTCTTACACGGATAAAGGCGAGGCGACCTATCCGCTTGAGCTGCATCCGTATCAGGACAACCTTGATGACTACGACACCGCGCCGTTCGAGATCCTGATTTATGAACCCGCAGCGTCTGGCGCGACTGGCGCAACTTAATGGGGGAGGGACATCTCTCCCCCTCTTTTTATAGAGAGGAGAACGTATGAAATTATCTGAGATGAACACGGTTGAACTCGCCCGGACGTTGTGCGCCATCGCCCAGCCTGTCGAAAGGCTCGGCAAGAGCAAACGGATCATCGCCGCGCTCCAGTCCTTTGCAGAGTTCCGCAGCGGCAATGGCGACGGCACGATGCTCGAACAGGTCACGAGACTGATCGCCGCGATTACGCCCGCGCTGCTGGATGAGAAGAACCTTCCCGACACCGCGCAGATCGTCGCGGCGATGACGAACAAGTCCGTCGACGAAGTGCTGGCGCAGAAGGGTATGCAGACCATCAAAGACATCCGGGGCTTGCTGGATAAGGACTTCATTGATTTTTTTATGCAATCAGGCTCGGAGGAGCAGACGGCATAATCCGCGAGGTCTACCATCACGGCGCACCGCCTGTCATGCAGATGCTCGTATCATCTATGCAGGTCGAGTTTGACCGCCGAAACTGGCGGGACTACACAGCGCAGATTCTTTGGTCGGTCGGCAAGCTGATCTCCGAGGAGTATCCCTTCCCATCGTGGGCGGAGCTGCACGAGGAGAAGCAGGACGATCCGACCGGGGACGATATCTACAATACGCTTCTATCCCGCTGGGGAGGGGGTGACTAAATGGATCTAATGGCGTTGTCCGCAACGCTGACCCTTGATTCGAAAGACTACGAACAAGGCATCAAAAAGGCGCAGACCAGCGGAAACCAGCTCGCGGCGAGCCTCGAGAAATCCTTCGGTCGCGTCAAGTCCGCGCTGAAAGCGGCGTTTACCGTCGCGGCGGTCAAAAAGTCCGTTGACGGAATTATGAACCTCGCCAACACAACGGCACAGGCCGCAGACCGCATCGATAAACAGTCTCAGGCTCTCGGTATCAGCCGCAAGGCGTTCCAGCAGTGGGATTATATACTCAGCCAAAGCGGCGCTTCTATCGACAGTTTGGGCGTGAGTATGAAGACGCTGAACAGCGCCATCCTTGGCGGTTCTGATTCGGCTGTCGAAGCGTTCGAGCAGTTGGGTCTCCAATGGGACAGCCTCGCCGGGATGTCTCAGGAGGGCGCGTTCGAGGCTGTTGTGGATGCGTTCCAGCGGATGCCACAAGGCGCGAGGAAGTCCGCTCTTGCTATTCAGTTGTTCGGCAAAAACGGACAGACCCTGATGCCGCTGCTCAACACATCGTCAGAGGCGATGGACGATCTACGTAAAAACACGGAGCGGCTCGGCTTCGTGATGTCGGACAGCATGATCGACGCTGGCGTGAAGTTCGGCGACACGCTGGACGATCTGAAGCGCGTTGCTGGTGGGCTAGGCAATCTGCTGGGTTATTCGCTGCTCGAACCGCTGACTGGCATCTTTGAGGCCGTCATCAACTTTGCAACGCAGGAGAACGTGCAGGACGCTTTCCACCAATTCGCGCTGCACCTGTACAACCTCGGCAACATCGTGCTGGATGGTGTGCAAGGTTTCTTCAACTGGATCAATGAGAACGGCGAGACACTCAGCGGCTACATCAGCAATATATCGGAGTTCTTGGGTGACATATGGGATGTTGTCAGCGGCTTTTCCGTTGAAACGGTCACGGAGCTTGCGGGTGCGTTCTCCGACTTCCTGTCGAGTGCTAGCCCGGAGCAGATCGCTGCGCTTGGTGCTCTTGCTGTAGTCCTCGGCCTGTTGTTCGCACCCGTTCAGACCCTCGCCGGGGTCGCACTTGTTCTTGCCACAAACTGGAAAAAGGTCAAAGAGTGGGCGGGCCAAGCAAAGACGGCACTTGAGGAATGGACATCCGATAAACTCGCACAGGCCAAAGAGGGGATGCAGTCGCTCGCCGACAAGCTCGCGCCGATAGAAGAAAAGTTCGATAAAGTCCGCGAAGGTGTAAAGACCGCCAAGGAGAAAATCGGCGAGTTCTTCGAGACTGGCGAGATCCCGGATGATACGCCCGAATGGCTGAAAGGCCCGCTTGAAAAGGTCAAGACCGCGTGGGATGGAATCACAGGCGCGATATCCGCTGTCAAAGAAGCTGTTATGAAGTTCTTCAGCGGAGAGCTTGATATTCAGATGCCTGAATGGGTTGAGGCCGTCCTCGGCGGCATCCGCGATGCGTGGGGCAGCATTTCGTCCGCAGTGGACTGGGTCAAGAGCGCGATAAACACCTTCTTTGAAGAGGTCGTGCCGACCTTGCCCGAATGGGTGCAGACGGTTCTCTACGCCATACGGGATGCGTGGAATGCAATCAGCAGTGCGGCTGATGCGGCGTTGCAATGGGCGAATACGTTCTTCTCGTCCGTATTCGGCGAGCCTGTATGGGTGAGCGCGATCAATACGGTCACAGGAGCTTTGCAGGATGTTGTGAGCTGGGCAGCGAACGCGCTCGCTGCCGTGCAGGACTTTTTTGCTGGCGCGGCAGGATTGAATGCTAACGGTTTACAAAACTCCGACAATACGTACGGCTTGCACAGCTCGACGAGCATGGGCGATGTCCTGCGCTCGTATGATATGTGGAACAACCAAGCGGCGGGCATCGACTACATCCCGAACAACGGGTATCTCGCAAGGCTGCATGAAGGCGAGGCTGTTCTGAATAAGCGCGATGCCACGGCGTGGAGAAGCGGCGGGCAGCAAATCAGCGCGTCCGCACTCGCGTCTGCCGTCAAGTCTTCGCTTGAGGGCATGGCGGTCATCATGGATAAGGAGCGCGTCGGGCGGCTTACGGCTGAGACGGTATCAAGGGAGATTGAGCGCAAGGCGCGGGCTGGGAGGTTTGTTCTTGCATGATTAGAGAATTGCAAAGGGTAGAACCCCGCTCGCGCGTTTGGCTCGACGGTATAGGTCTGCAGGATATCGACCCCGCCATCGTTGTGCAGGACATCTCCTACACAACGCCGTCGATCGACACGCAGACAGCCGAACACGCTCGGCATCACGGCGAGCGGATGCTGCGGCAAAAGGTTGGACAAACGACTGTAACCATCCTTTTCGAGGTGCACGAGTACAACCCCGCGCTTCGTCAGTCCATTGTCGACCGGGTGACGGCGTGGGCGATGTCGGGCGGCGTTCTGACAGTAGACGATAAGCCGGGGCGGCGGCTTACGGTCGTTTGTACGACCCCGCCGACCGTCCAGTCCGTCAGCCGATGGACAGGCCGCTTGTCCTTGTCTCTTACGGCGTTTGACAACCCGTTTTGGCAGGATGAGACCCCGACCATGCTGATCCTGAGCGGCACGTCAAACGCTGGCAACCTATACGCCCCCGGTGCGGCGGCTGATCCGTATGTCGAGGTTGAGTTGAAACCGACAGGCACGCTGACGAGTGCCACCCTGACGGCGGGCAATACCTCGATCATCCTGTCGGGGCTGTCGATCCCAAGCGGCAAAACGCTCGGCCTTTACTACGACGAGCGCAACACACTCCATATTGAACGCATGGACACAGGCGCGTCTTTGCTGAATAAGCGCACGGCGGCGAGCCACGATGACCTGATGATACCGTTCTCAAAGTTCTCCCGCTGCTCGTTCACAACGAACGTCAGCGCGACGGTCACGTTTAAAGTGAGGGGGCTGTATCTGTGAGTAACGTATTGATGCCCCGCCTTTTAAACCCCGCGACGATGCAGGAGACGAAGCGGCTGAATCCGTCCGGGCTGTCGATTAACCTGACGCAAGACCCGGTCTCGACTGCCGACATGACCATCGAGATGCAGGACGCTGTGATCCCGATGCGGAGCTGGATCGAACTTTTCACGATCCACGGCTCGGTCGGTATATTCAGAGTCAGCCAGTCCGAAATGTCCTACGACAGCGACGAACAGCGCATGACCCTTGAACATGGGCTGTGCAGCTTGAATGACACCATTCTGCGCGGCGATGAAGAAGAGGGCAAGACCCCGCGCGAATGGCTGACGGAGCTTCTGAGCAAGCAGACGCTGTGGTCGGTCGGTACGGTCGCGGCAAGCGATACGGTCTACCTGACACCGGGCGATTCGACCGCGCTCGACCTTCTGACCGAGATGATGGATCAACTGAGCGACTACATCATCACGACGGATCAGTCATCTTTGCCGTGGCGGCTGAACATCGTTGCCAAAAGCTCTACGGTACAGGCAGAGGGGCGGCTGTCCCGCAACCTGACATCCGCGCGGGTATCCTACGACGATTCTGACCTTTGCACGCGCGTGTACGCCTATGGACTGCCGAACGAATACCTCGACGCTGACACGGTTTCAACCTATGGCGTTGTCGAACAGTATATGCCGATTGATGAACAGAGCGAAGAGGAAGAAGCCCTCCGCTTTGCGCGCCAATGGCTGAAGAAGCGCAAGGAGCCGTCTATCTCCATCGAACTGGATGCCGTGGATCTGTCACAGGCGACAGGCGAAAGCCTTGACTCGTTTACCATCGGAAAAAAGTTTCGGCTTGCCTTGCCAGCTTACGGCGTGACGGTCGAGGAATGGATTACCGCGATAGACTATGCGGACGTGTACGGTGAGCCTGAACACGTCACGCTGACGCTTGCAAACGAGGTCGCTGACCTCTCCCAGCGTATGGCAAAGGCACAGGCTACCGCAAACAGCGCGGACAGCCGAAGCAAAGGCAACTCATCGTCAGCACGGAGAAACGCTGGCGGCATCGCGCAGAACGTCGAGAGGTTGGAGCATCACGACAAATACATCACCGTCCTTGAGGACGAGGATATCGCCGTATGGCGCGAAACGTCCGCGACGGTCGAAGTGGGCGATGCGTATGCCGCTATGAAAACGATGGTCTACGACGATACCTACGGCGCGTATATCGACAAGAATGACTTTGTAAACCGTCTGCGGACTGCGGGTATTGAGGTTGATGCTAAGAAGTCTTTGGTCGAAATACTGGCGACGGAACAGGTGACGACAACGCAAGGGATTTCAAGTAACTCAGCCGCAATACAGGTCAACGCGCAAGGCATTTCAACGAAGGTCGAAAAGAACGGCGTTATCTCAGCGATCAACCAGTCAGCCGAAGCCGTGACGATTCAAGCCAGCAAGATCAACTTAGACGGTTACGTCACGACATCGAGCATCAAAACCGTCCTCGCAAATGCTGGCGCATTGGATGCTTCGCAGCTTACGGTCGGCAGCGGAGGCTTCACTTGCAACAGCTACGTGCGAATTCTGAGCCACAACGTGTCGTGGAAAGAGACGGACATCGTAAAAAGTATAAGCGTAAACACAGATTCTCAGGATAATATCGCGATCACGTACGACGGTTCGACTGTTGCAGGCGGCAGGAGTTTTAACTATGTCCGAAGCGTTTCAAAAAGCACGGACACTATACACTACCTCGGCTATTAAGGAGGGCCTATGGACGATTTGAAAAATGACCTCGAACAAATTGACGAGGCCCTCACAAAAAGCAATAACGCCATCCAGTACGGCGGCGGACTTTTTACAACATCTCAGATGGTGAAGAACGTGATTTACAGTCTTGAACAGGTTACGGTGAGCGGCAGAAAAAACCTCGACTTGGTGCTCGGCGCGATCCTGATGCTTGAATCTGTTCAGCGGGCTTTGGAAAAAAAGGAGGCGAAGCAGGATGACACTCAGGACGAATAACGGCGCGGAGTATGAGGTCGACGGCTTCAACCCTGACCTTCAGCACGGCACGGCGACAACGTTCGTCTTTAACCGTGCGCGGCTCGCGCAGATCGTCGAAGACCTTGACGGTGCGGACTCGCTGACAATCATCGACGGTGAGAACGAGCAGCAGTATGATGGCTTATCTCGTGTGACTTATGCAGCGGATCAGGGCCAGTTCGTTATGATCATTCTTTCAGAAGAAAGGGGTGGTGATGCTTGAGCGCGGTAAACGTAATCAGCGCAACGGTCGACCTTGCAAAGGGCATTCAGATGGTGCGCCTCGGTCGCCTTTTTGCGGCAAATGACAAGGCGGCGCATACGATCAACGTGCGCGTGCTAAATGACGGTGCTGTCGCCGACCTTACAGGGCAGACAATCAGCGCGTACTTTATTCGCCCCGATAACGCGACCGTAACGGTACAGGGGACGCTTTCGGGCAACGTTGCGAGTATTACATTGCCTTCGTCCTGCTACGCAAATTCGGGGCATTTCAGCCTGATTATCAAGGCCGTTTCGACCAACGTGACAACCGCTATCTTTTGGGGCGATGGCACGATCACGCGCAGCACGACAGATACGATAGTTGACCCGGAGAACATCATCCCATCCCTCGAAGAGCTGCTGGCGCAGATTGCCGTGATGGAACAGGGAACAGCGGCGGCGAATGCGGCGGCAACCAGCGCGAACAGCGCGGCAAGCGCGGCGAATACGGCTGCAACATCGGCGGCGGATGCCTCGTCTGCGATTCAGAATATTACTGCTGCGGCTTCGAATCTTTCTCCCGGCTCAACAGCTACGGCAACCGTATCGACAGTCAGCGGTCATAAGCACATCGCTTTCGGAATCCCTATCGGACATACGCCGAACCTGACAATCGGAACTGTTCAGACGCTATCCGAAGAATCAGATGCGACAGCGACGATTACAGGAACGCAAACTGCGCCGATCCTCAACCTCGGTATTCCAAGAGGCCGAACGGGTAGTGCGGAAAACGTCTATGCGTCAAACGTTCCGATGTCAACGACGGACACCACAACTATCTATGAAAAACTTGAAGATGTCACCGATGACATTAGTACGTTACAGTCTCAAACCGTAGACATCTCCCACGGCGGTACAGGGGCTACAACGGGATCAAACGCACGCAAAAATCTTCAAGCTGTAAAGACAAATCAGACAGATGATAGTGTTTCTGTAGAATATACGACCTATACCGTCGGAGAAGAAACAGACGAACGAACGCGCCTTAATGTTCAATATGCGCCGGATGAAGATAATAAGGTGATCATACATGGGGACGACTTCGGTGTATGGGCGCATAAAAAAGAGAACGGGATTTGGAGAACGATTCCTCAGTCGATAAGCATGGGTGGAACTGGCGCAACAAATGCCGCTGCTGCACGTATCAATCTAGGTATAAACCAATGGAGACTCATCTACACAGAGTATACATCCGTAGATTATGGAGCATTCCAAACTGGTGCATACTGGGCTCAGGGCAAAGGGTTCACTTTTTCAAAAAACATTTCATGGCAGAATATCATCGTGTATGCATTTTCTCAGCAGGTTGGTATTGTCGCCAATGTCGTTCCATTGACTAACAGAACCGGAAAGGTGCAAACATACAACCTCATGTCTGGAAGCGTTTCAAAAGGTCTTGTGCGGTTGTATATTCTCACAACCGACCCGGATGTCACCGTTTCATTCTAAAACCAAATGAAAGGGTGGTTATGTTATGGTTTTCAAAGTGTTATCGTATGTTTTTGCGTTTGTCTTGGGCGGGTTCTTTGCCCTGTTGCTCTACGCGCTTTTGATCGCAAACGACGATTCTTCTAGGGGGCATCCGCTATGAGCAAAATACCAGTACAAGCCCTCTACGATAACTGCGAGATGATGCACCGCGACCAATGGGGCTATATTTGGGGAACGGCTGGCATTGAATGGACTGAAGCCCGACAGAAGGCGACCGAGAACGAGATGGCGCAAAAGTACGGCTCGCGCTGGATCGGGCATATGGTCGCTGACTGCTCCGGCGTGATGGTGTACATTTGGCGGCAGTACGACCTCAAAATCCCGCACGGCTCGAACTCGATCAGGCGGCAGAGCGTCGGCCCGCTGACTAACATCCCGCAGCCCGGATATGCCGCCTTTAAAGTCCGTGACGATGATTACTACCATATCGGCATCGTCGGCGCGGATGGCAAGACTGTCTATGAGGCACAAGGCACGATTATGGGATTCACCACAAGCCCAGCTTCGCGCTGGGACTGCTTCGCTCCGTTCAAAGATGTGCAGTATGAGGAGGTTCCTATGCCTGATGGCGAACGTGTTATCTACCGCGCACAGGTTACGACGAAAAGCGGCCCGCTGAATATGCGGAGCGGCAACGGCACAGAATTTCCGATCATCAGCAGATTGCCGCGCGGCGAGATCGTGGACGTGATGGTCGAATGCCCCAACGGCTGGATGTACGTCGACGATGACGGCGATCAGGGGTATGTCGATGGGCGGTATTTAACGCGCGTACAGCCAGCAGAATATCCGGATGATAAAACACCCGCCGACGATGAGAAACAGCCTCAGATCGAGAAATACACGGTATTGCGACGTACCGACGGCGTGCAGATCACGCTCGAAGGCGAATGGAAGGTTGAGAAGGGGGATTAAGATGGAGGACACGGTTCTGAGGGCTGGCGACATCGCGAAAGCGGTGTCCGCCATCCTCGCGCTGCTCGCTGTCATTTTGTGGCGACCGATCAAGGCCGCGTACAAGCGGCACAAGGACGAGCAGAAGGCCGAGGCGGAGTTTCGGAAAATGATGATCGCGCGGCTCGACAGCATCGACAGCAATATCTCTGCACTGATCGACGATATGGGGGATATGCAGTATGAGAGCCTCGCGCAGGCGCATGATTTCTACACAGGACAGGGTTGGTGTCCAAGCTCAACCAAACAGCAGCTCTGTCAGATGCACAAGTCCTATTCAGCGAAAGGCCGGAACCACCTCGGGGATCGTTACGAGGAAGAGATACTGGCGCTTAGAGAACACCCATGACTATCTGAGGAGGTAATGTGAAATGCCCACAAATGCGAAAAAAATTAGAATCGGCGGCGTATCGCACGACATCGAAGACACTCAGGCACGGTCGGACATCTCTGCTATAAGGAACGCTATTGATAATGGATTTAGAAGCATCTCTCCGACAATACTTTTTCCTGCTGTAGCTATGGCAAGAGGAAGTATTGATTCAGCCACGTTTATCGATGGACATGGTTTCGGCACGGTTACAAAGGAAAGAAATATAGTGATAACTGGAAATGAAAATTTAGTGCCAAATTCAAATGCTACAGCATCTATGCCAGATGGTTATTTTTCAGTTTTTTTATCCGAAGGAACTTATATAATGCACGTTCTATGTGGATATGCAGAGTATGCGAGCCCTGCGAAAATGAATCAATTCTTTTACGCAGAAAAAACAGAAAGACAACCAAGAGCTGTTAACTTTTCTAACGATGGAACGCTACAAGTTGGTTCTGAGCTTACTGCCAGATTCCAAGTCAATTCAGGGTGGTATATGTTCCGCTTGTACTTCTCGGCAACAACGCCAATCAATATTAAATACTGGTTAACAAAGGATGAAACATCCGTAACGGCTATGCTGTTAGAAAATATGTAAAGGAGGTTGCTTAATATGACTAAACGTGAACAGAGAGTTATTAACGCATTTATCGCTTGTGTGAAAAGCGGAGAATTTACACTTGATTACGCTATTATCCTTATTGAGGATACACAGCGTTACGGATGGTTGAGCGAAACCGCAAAGAATGCCTTTTATGATGCTGTCGAGGAAGTAGAAGAATAAACAGTTTCTTAAAGGACACTTTAAAAACCTTAATCGGGGACTCCGGCCCGTCTATATGGCGGTGATGTTTGGGCGACCGGAGCAGCTCGTTGGAGCAGGGGTAGACGGGCAATTCAACTAACACTTTTAATCCGACCGAACGAGAAAGGAGAACATATGGAAACGTTGATTCGCAAGCTGACTTCCCGCAAGCTGTGGGCGGCTATCGTTGGATTCGTTACCGGGCTTTTGATTTACATGGGCCGCTCCGAAGCGGATGCCGAACAGATCGGCTCGCTGATCATGATGGGCGCATCGGTTGTCGCGTATATCGTCGGCGAGGGGCTTGCCGATGCCGGTAACAATACGCCGGTATTCATCGAGGAAGAACACCCGCCTGAAAGCTTGAATAAAAACGGTTGATTTAATATAATGAGCCTCAAAGAGGAGGCGATCTGATGAACGAGAACGAGACAAACGCTGCGGAGCAGACAGCGACCATACCGTTTTACGTACACGAGGGCGAGATCAACAGGCTGGAGCGATTCAATAAGCGCCTGTTTGTGCTGCTTCTCGTCGTGTTCCTGGCGCTTGTCGGCACGAATGCGTATTGGATCTGGTATGAATGCCAGTTCGAGGACGTTGTCGTAACGCAGGAAAATGCTGACGGCTATAATAATTACATCGGAAATGACGGTGATATTCACAATGGCCAGACAGACAATCAGAACCCGCCGCAGGAGAACGGGCGGGAGCAGCGGATACCGCAAGTGTAATATGTGCAGGGGTACTGGGAGAATTTCAGTAAAGCGGTAAGTTGTGATATAATACCAATACGTGGGGACAGCGGGTTGCAAACCGTTTTCGGGAAACCTACACAAGTACCGAATTACCCACAATTTAATCTGTGTAGGAGGTTAAAATGAGGAATTCTTTTCGTTATGCAGGTGTTGACCTTGTTGGGCAACGGCATGGAATGCTAACCGTAGTCAAGAAACTAGACAAGGGCCGTTCGTGGTATCTTTGCAAGTGCGACTGTGGCAAAGAAAAGGTTTTACTTGCACATAGGTTTTTTGAATACAGTTCATGCGGCTGTCAAGAAAAGAAGAACCGCGAACTCATAGGAGAACGCAGTAAAACGCACGGCATGACAGAGACGCGCTTATATGCCGCATATTGTGGCATGAAAAGCCGCTGTTCAAACCCACATTACAAGTATTACTCAAAGTACGGCGGGCGCGGTATCAAAGTCTGCAAAGAATGGGAAGAATCGTTCGACGCTTTTGCAGAATGGGCGTATGCAAATGGCTATGTTGAGGGCGCATCCGGTGTAGATCAGAGCATTGACCGAATTGATTTAGACGGTGACTACTGCCCGGAGAATTGCAAATGGACGAACCAGACTCAGCAAGTAAGGAACAGAAGCAACACAAGATGGGTAATCTACAAGGGCGAAAAGGTTAATCCTTACGACTTCGCAAAGCAATTCAATATTACGAATAAAGTGTATGTTTACCGCCATCTCGACAAGAACGAAACAGGCGAGCAGATTCTTGAGAGTTGGAACAACCTTCAAGCAAGACGAAACGGTAGAATGTACAATGAAAATCAAACTCGACAACCTCTCCCGAACGCAAATTGAACATCTCATAGACGAATGGATCATCGGTGCTCATGCCGAACGTGATAGAGCCATCCTTAAGCACAGGCTTTTGGATGGCCTTACTTTTGAAAAGCTGTCAGAACGCCATGATCTGTCTGTACGGCAGACCAAGACCATCGTATACAAGCGAGAACAAACCCTCTATAAACACATCCCCGGCTGAATGCCGGGGCTTTTTTATTTGCCCGAAAGCTGCACAGAAGACGCACGCCCGCTTCATCGTAAGCGGGCTTCTTTTTTTATACACTTTTAAGGCGAAGGGAGGCGGTTTGATGTCCGACTGTATTTCTCGTTTGGTGCGCTGCGGCGTGCCGGAGTCGACAGCTAGAGAGGTTGTCCGGGATTTCGTGGCGCGGCATCAGATCGCCGCCCTTTACTCATACATACACGAGGTCGAGGTGGCGTGCGGTGTGGCTTAAGTATAACCCAAACCCGGCGGGTCGTAACGTCGCCGACTGCTCTGTGAGGGCGATCTCGGCAGCATTGGGCGTTGATTGGGAGACAGCTTTCGCGCTGATCGCAAAGGCGGCGTTTCAGATGGCGGATATGCCGTCCAGCAACAGCGTGTGGGGCGCAGTTCTACGGCAGCGCGGTTTCTACCGCCACGCGATCCCGAACACTTGTCCCGAGTGCTTTACCGCCGAGGAGTTCTGCCGAGATCATCCGCACGGCGTTTACGTGCTTGGATTCGGCAACCACGTCGCGACCGTCAAGGACGGCATCATCCTCGATTCGTGGGACAGCTCGAATGAGATCCCGCAGTACTACTGGAGCAAAGGAGAGGTTTAATCATGGCATATAACAACGGATACCCCGCAACTTACCAGCCGATGTTCTACCCGCAGTATCAGCAGCCTGTTCAGCAGCCCGCACAGCAGAACAATTCGTCCATCATTTGGGTACAGGGAGAGGCCGGAGCGAAGTCGTACCTCGTCGCGCCGAACACGACGGTTCAGCTTTGGGATTCGGAAAAGCAGACGATCTACCTGAAGAGCGCGGATGCATCGGGTATGCCATCGATGAAGACGCTCGATTATACGATCAGAGAAACGCCTCAGGCCGCTCCATCTCCGGCAGTTGTAAATATACCCGACTATGTAACGAAGGCCGAATTTGAACAAATGAGCGGTCAAATCGCAGCACTCCGTGCGGAGCTGGACGACATGAACGCCAAGAAACAGAACAACCGAAGGAGGCTGACTGAAGATGAGTAACCCGCTGTTCAATCAAATGCAGCCGCAGAACCAGTTTACACAAATGATGCAGCGGTTTCAGCAGTTTCGGCAGACGTTTCAGGGCGACCCGCGCCAACAGGTGCAGCAGCTCCTCAACAGCGGCAAGGTGACCCAGCAGCAGTACAACAACGCCGTACAGATGGCGCAACAGCTTCAAAGAATGATGGGCATCAAGTGATATCGGATGATATCGGACGATGTGATCCGTCGGTGCACAGGCGGCTTGCATAAAATAAACCAAAGGAGAAATACAATGGCTTTGACTGATGAAAACGGCAGCACCAACATGGTGATGCCTGTCTCCCCGATGTACGGCGGCGGCAACGGCGGCTTCGGCGATTTCGGCGGCAGCGGCTGGTGGATCTTGCTGCTCTTTATCCTGCTCGGCGGCAACGGCTGGGGCAACGGCTTCGGCGGCGGCTTCGGCGGCGGAAGCGATCTTTATCCGTGGATGAACCAGAGCAATCAGATCAACGGCGGCTTCCGGGATCAGATGCTCGGCTCTCAGATCAGCGGCATTCAGAACAGTATCACGTCCGGCTTCGGCGATGTTCAGAACTCCCTGTGCTCCGGGTTCGCTGGCGTAAATGCGGGCATCGCGAACGCTTCGGCTCAGGCCGAAATCAGCGCGAATGCGAGACAGATGGCGAATATGCAGCAGCTCTTCGGCGTGCAGTCTTCGCTCCAGCAGTGCTGCTGCGACAACCGCGCGGGGCTTGCTGACCTGAAGTACACCGTGGCGACGGAGAACTGCGCGGATCGTACGGCTGCGGCTCAGAACACCCGCGACATCATCGATGCGCAGACGCGCGGCACGCAGGCGATTCTGGACAAGCTCTGTCAGCTTGAACTGGATGGCGTTAAAGGCCAGCTTGCACAGGCTCAGCGCGAGAATGTTGGGCTTCAGAACCAGCTGAATATGGCGACCATGCAGGCTTCTCAGAACGCGCAGAACGCGCTGATTCAGCAGGGATTCGCCAGCGAGGTCGACGCGCTGTATAACCGTCTCAACTCCTGCCCTGTTCCGACCACGCCTGTGTACGGGCGCACCCCGATCTTCACTTGCGGCAGTCAGAACATGGGTTGCGGCTGCGGCTGCGGCGGCGTAGCCTGATGAGGTGATATCATGGCTGAGTATGTTTACAACCCTGTTCAGACCGTTCTGCCGAATCAGAACGTTCTGCTTCAGGACAGTATTCCATGCAATCGGGGCTATGTGATCCATCGCAACGGCTCCGGCATCCTTACTCTCCGCGGCTGTGTCAATGGTACCGGGTGTTTTGCCCGGTACCAAGTCACCGCAAACATGAATATTGCCGTTCCTTCCGACGGCACACTCGGCCCGGTCTCTGTTTCGCTCGCCATCGACGGCGAGCCGATCCAGACCAGCAAGGCGATTTTCACCCCCGCGGCGCTCGCGGACGATCCCCCGACGGATAATAATTTCGGCAATGTCACCAGCACCGCCGTCATCACCGTGCCGCGCGGATGCTGCTACACGATCGCCGTAGAAAATACGTCCGCCGGTCTGACGACCGCAGATCCGTCTCCCGCAATCTTGGTGAAAAACGCCAATCTGACCGTGACCCGCATAGCCTGACGGGAAGGAGGATGCACGATGAACGAACTTTATGAACTCAAAGAGATGCTCATGAAGGAGCTGAAGGAGTACGGCTCAAAGGGCGAACTGTCTGCTGGTACGCTGGACATCGTCGATAAACTGACCCACACGGTAAAGAACCTGTGCAAGATCATCGAGGAGTACGAAGAGTCCGAGTATTCCGGAAACTATCCGTATATGTCCTATGACGGTCGCAGCTATCGCGGATCGTATCGCGACGGCATGAGCGGTGCTCGCGGCAGGATGAATGCCCGCCGTGACAGCATGGGTCGTTATTCCGGGGAACGTGGATATTCCCGCACCGGGCTGGCTGACGAACTGCGCGGCTTGATGGCTGACGCGCCCGACGAGCGCACCCGGCAGGAGATTCAGCGTCTCGCTGACAAGCTCGAATCTATGTAAGGGAGGGCGAGCCTCTTGATCTCGGAAAAAGACCTGCAGGAGGCCATCGCCGAATGCCTAGGGCAACGATCCCCCAACGCAAACACCTGTATAAAGCTCGCGGCGTTCTACACCATCAAGAACCAGCTCTACGGAGAAAAAGAAGCGGAGCAGGATATCCTGCCCCCTTCTTACTCCTACGCACCCGCGCCGGATGAACGAATTAAAGAATACGGCGATACGCCTTTTTATAAGGCAATAGCCGGACGGATGCCGGACGATATCTGGCCTATCATCGACGAAGTGTTCACGGCTCTTATGGCTGTCAATCCGCGCCTTTATCAGGCTGCTATGCGCAAACTATCCTGACCGCCCTTCGGGGCGGTTTTTTATTATCCTTAAGAATTTGCAAAAAAGGTATTTACTTTCCTGAAATATAGGTGTATACTTATCCCAGATCAAGGGAGAACACAAAACAAGAAATTCTGAGGAGGAAAACAAAATGACAAAGTACGAAGCATACATCACTGAGGACTCTTTTGGAGCCGAGCTGCCTGAGAACTGGGAAGCCATCGCCGCCCTGCTGAACGAGAAGATCAACGCGTTGGAAGAGAACGAGTTCGGCGAGATCGACTACGATGAGGTCTGCAACATTTGGGAAAACTACTGCAACGGTGACTACGATTCGGAACTGAGGTGATCTGATGCCGACGACGGAAGCCCAGCGCCGCGCCGTGGAAAAGTACGACGCGCAGAACACCCGGCAGATCAAAATGAAACTGAACCTTACAACCGATGCGGACATCCTCGATTGGCTGGACTCTCAGTCCAACAAACAGGGAGCGATCAAGGAAGCGATCCGAGCCATGATCAAAGAAAGAGAAAAAACCGCCTGAGAAGGCGGCTTTTTTATGCCCGAAAAACCTCAAAAAATGGCATTTGCAAAATGAAATGCAAAACGATGCAGATTTTCGACGCAATAACTAGAATAGAACTAGGTTCGAGCCCTATAGACCCCACCACAAGAAGAATCCAGTAACCGCGCGGGTTGCTGGATTTTTTCTTTTGTTTAAAAGGCATTCGACGTTATTTTTTTAATGAATCCCGTAAATATTTAACGGGTTGATATGCTTTTTTGAGGGGAAATGCAAAACGGCGTTTTGCATTTTACTTGGCGTACAGGGCGCGGGTGTTTTTTGCCAGCTCGGCATTGATGCGCTCTTGCCTGTCCTCGAATAGCTCGACGTAGACGGAGTGACTGAACGCCGATGTGCTGTGACCCATGCGCTCGGCAAGCTCGTCCTCGGTCGCGCCGCTGGTGGCGACAGCGGTCGCGTAGAAGTGGCGCAGATCATAGAAGCGCATTTTCTCAGGAAGCCCCAGCGCGGATCTGACACGCGCCCACCGCTTTTTGAGGTTGCCGGGGGTGATCTGAACGATGCGGCCTTCGCCTCTAGGGCGGCGGGAGTAGAGGTCTTCAAAAAACGCCCAGTCAACCGACAGCGTCCGCGCACCCGCATCCGTCTTCGTGCCTTTGGCTGTGTATATGCCGTATTCGTCGCGGACTACCGCGCCGCTGACATGGATAAGCCCGATGCTGTAGGTATCCCCATTAGACAGCATAGTTATAGGCTCTGCGCTTATGTCGGCCCATGTAAGGGCATACGTCTCGGACGGACGTAAACCCGCTGAGATCGTGAATGAAGCGTAGATATAGAAGTCTACGCACTCGTTTTCTGCGGCGTACTTGAGTATATCTGCAGCCCACGCCTGTTTGAACCGCTGGCGGGGCGGCTTTTTTGTTTTGGCAAGCGTGATATTGGAGAGGTTGAGGTCAGGTGCGTAGATTCGAAGCACCTTTTTGATGAAGAAGAAGTCGTTGCGGACGGTTTTGATTGCGTGGTCGGCTGCGCGACGGTTGAGCGCATCCTGCACATCGGGGAGCGTGATCGTGTCCACAGGTTTGTTGATAAGATGTGGGAACGAGTTGTTTCGGACGGCCTTGTACGCTGGGATGGTGGCGGGGCTGTAGCCCTGAGTGCGGCACGTTTCGATAAAAGCGTCCATCGCCTCACCCAGCGTGATGCCGTGATGCTCTACGACGGGGGTATCATCGCGTGGGATATCCTCGACTGCGACACCCTGACGGCGCAGCTCACGGGCGCGGAGCTTGAAAGCCGATGCTTCTGCCTGTGCTGCTTCGGGGCTGTCTGCGGTGAACGATTCGTACCGCCTTGATCCGTCCGCACGTTTGCCGACGTAAACCAGTTTATTAAAACTGCCCGAGGGGAGTAACCCCTTGGGCTTTTTCTTTTTCTTGCTCATCTTACTTGAACCCCAGCGAAGGTTTGCCGCTATAGGGGGTGAAGACTGCCGGGGCATACATATGGTTAATGACGATGTAGTCGCCGTCTTTCGCATCCCATTCGTATTCAGTTGCAAGTCCTTCGTCGTATTCTTCGCTATTCGGATTATATATCAGGATCATTGCTTGCCATCTGTCGCTCGACCAAGAAATAGCCTTGCCGTTATCTGCGAGTTTGTTGCCCCATTCGATCTGACAGTTAGACATAAAGACATTGCTTCTGTCTACGTCCGCGCACTTAATGACCCACTTGCCAGCCGGGATATCTTTGCCGACTTGCCACACGCCCTGCGGCACGGTGACCTCTTGCCATTCTTGGCTCTCCCATATAGCCTTATTGATTTGATCCTTGAGCGCGACCAATTCGTCGTAGCTCATGCCTGACAGGTCGACTTCTGCTGCAGCAGTTGCGAGAATGCAGAGTAGAACTGCGAGAACGCAAAGAACCTTCTTCATGATGATACCTCCTTACTTTTTCAAGCTCCGTCTGATCTCAACAGCAACACCGATTATTCTGACCGGGATATCTTCAATCTGCCTGTTCGTAAAGAACCTGACATCATAATCAGGGTTGAGGGGCATGAGGGCGATGCCGCCCTCGCTCTTTTTTATGCGCTTGAACGTTGCATCGTCGCTGTTGACCATGACAGCACAATCGTCGCCGTTCTCACAGTCGTTCTGCTTTCTAAAGATTACAGTATCGCCGTCTTGGTAGCTTGGGTACATACTGTTGCCCCTGATCCTGAGGGCGAAGTATTCATGCGCGGGGGAGAAGGCGGCGGCAGATAACTCTTCATAGTCAAGGATGTCTTCTATCGCTTCGATCGGGATGCCAGCGGGGATCGTGCCGAAGACCGGGATGGTGATGTAGCCGTCGTGCGGTGCTGGTTCTGTAATGGGCGCATAGCCAAGTATTACCCGTGGATCAAGACCGAGAATATTTGCGAGCTTCGAGAGGTTTTCTCCTTCGGGTGTTTTTTTGCCGTTTACCCAGTCGCTGACGGTTGGCTGAGATACGCCTATCTCAAGCGCAATTTCTTTCTGCTTTATGCCACGCAGTTTCATTGTTTTTTTGAGCGTGTTCATACTGTCGCCTCCTCTCTATAGCTATTATATATAGCTATAACAAAATATTCAATAAAAATTTTATGGCTATAATTGTTGACATAAGGGCTATAAATAGCTATAATAAGCCACGAAGGGAGGTTGATAGATTGAATAACATCAAGAAGATTCGCATCGAGAAAAAGATCAGTCAGCTAGAGCTTGCAACAAAGGCAGGCGTTTCACAGCCATTCATTCACGACCTTGAGCGACAGGCGCGAAGCGCAAAGCCTGAGACGTTTGAGCGGATCGCGGCGGCGCTGGGTGTCCCGGTGAACGAACTGTTCAGCGACGAGAAGGGAGAGAAGACGGCGTGACCAAGGCCGCGCGGATGCAGGAGAACATCCTGCTCCTACGCCACAGGATGGGCCTCACCGTCCCGCAGTTTGCGAAGCGCATCGGGCTGACGGAAAGCACGTTTCGAAACCGCTACCGCCAGCCCGGAACCTTCAGACAGCAGGACGTGTGGACGATGGACAGTATCGGCGAGAAATACGGCATCAGCATTACAGGAGGAGGTGAGAAACGTGCTGCGGGATGACTACTATTGGGACTGCCCGGAGGAACAGATCGACCCGCCCTACAAGCCTTTGGTTTGCGAGGAATGCGGCGAGGTGATCCGAAGCGACGAGGACGCTTGCGAGATTCGCGGACTGTTCCCGCGAGTGCTGTGCGAGCGGTGCGGGCAGCGGGCCGAAGATGACGGCGAGTTCGTCGGATGGTTCATTGCTTGTTGAGAGGAGGAAAAGGATGCAACTGTTCTTCATCGCTTTGGCTGGCGTTACAGGCTCTCTGCTTCTTGTGACGATCATCTATGGGGCAATTACCCTAGAGATCGAAATGAAGCGAAACAGGCCACTTAAAACGCCTGAAAGGGCCATCGTTGAGAAGCTGCCGCCCGCGAGGCTGACGATCAGCGAATACAACCGACTGATCAGGGCAGAAAAAAAGACCCGGCTGGTCAGAGCCGGATCAAGGGTGTTCTGAGATTTGGCAATCTTTCAAGAACACAGTCATTATAACCGAAAGGGATGCAAAGAGCAATGATTTCATCATCGTGTTGCAAGGACTGCCCCAACAGAGAAGTCGGATGCCACAGCAAGTGCGAGACCTATCTCAAGTACCGGGCAAAGCAAGACCTGATCAACGCGATGAAACTGAAGCGAGAGCAGAAGTTCCCGGCCCACGTCAAATTCCGAAAGGCCGTGGATCAGAATGGAAAAATCACGAAGATGATTTCGAGATAACGAGAGGAGATTTGAAAAATGACAGTCATGGTGGCAATGGTGAAGCCCGCGCTGCTGGCCTACCGTCAGGCGGCGCAGGAGATGGTCGATCAGATGGAGATGGGCTACATCCCATTCGATCAGCAGGAGTATGACGCGATGCGCGATGACATCGTCAGCGTGTACGACATCGAGGGGATGGCCTCCTACGACGTGGTCGACCTCGAACTGGACGATGTCCACAGCAGGACGGTTGAGCGGGCGATGGCGTGGTATTTCGCGGCTGTGCAGAACGCAGAGAGGAGGGCAAGCTGATGGCACTCTTTGATAAGGACAATATGCTGATCTACGAGCACGGGCGGAGCGTTCCGCCCGAAGCCCAGAAAGCCTTCTCAAACGGCAGCTTCTCCGGCACGGACATCAACCCGATGTGGCGCATCAAGGTGCTGACGGAGACCTTCGGCCCGGCCGGAATCGGCTGGTACACCGAGGTGCTTTCCGAACGTTCGGAAACCTACGGCGACACGGTCATGGCGATCGTCGACATCAACCTCTATGTCAAGGTCGGCGACGAGTGGAGCAAACCGATTTACGGAACCGGCGGCAATCAGCTGGTACAGGCGACGAAGAGCGGCACGAGGCCCAGCGACGAGGGCTACAAGAAGGCCTACACGGACGCGCTCTCCATCGCTTGCAAGGCGCTCGGCATCGGCGCGGACATCTGGTACAGCAAAGACCCGACGAGCAAGTACAGCGACAGGTATATCGAGATCAACGCCACGCCGGTGACACCCGCTCCGCCGCAGCCGAAGCAAGCCCCGGCAAAGGCAGCGCTCAAGCCTGTGCCCGCGCCGGTCGAGCTGGTTTGCTCGGTCTGCAAGAAACCCATCACGGATGTGATCGGCAAGGATGGCCAGGTCGTACCGGCTGACGAGGTGGCGCGGATCTCGATGACCAAGAGCAACCGCGTACAATGCCCGGACTGCTTTGCAAGCTGGCGCAAGGTTCAGCGCAACGCGGGGGCTGATGTCTGATGGAAATCATCACCGGGAAGATCGTCGGCTGGGAGCACGGATGCCTGGTCATCCGTGCTCCATACGACAACACGGAGCGCTTCATCCGCCGGGAGTACGAAGAGGTCGAGATCGGCCTGAGAGACGGCAGGAGGATCACCCCGGAGCAGCGGCGCAAGGCCTACGCGCTCATGGGAGAGATAAGTGAGTGGGCGGGCTACGAGCCTGAGGAACTGAAAGAGATCATGAAGTACGAGTTCAAGAAGAAGGTCGTGCGATCCCTTGAGAAGGACTTGTTCTCCCTCTCCAACTGCGATGTGACCACGGCGCGGGAGTTCATCAGCTATCTGATCGACTTCGTGCTGCGGAACGACGTGCCGACCCATGTGCCGCTTGGCGAGCTGGCCGACGACATCGACCGCTACGTCTACGCCTGTCTGATCCACAAGAGATGCGCGGTGTGCGGGGCGAAAGCCGATTTGCACCACGTCGACGCCGTGGGCATGGGCAACGACCGCAACGAGGTCGAGCACCTGGGGCGGCGGTGCCTTCCGCTCTGCCGGGTACACCATGAGGAGCTGCACACGATGGGAGACGCGCGGTTCATGGAGTACCACCACTTAAAGCCGGGCATCATAGACGAGAGGATCGCCAAGGTCTATCACCTGAGAGGGGGCAAGCGGAGTGCCTGAACTGAAGTACCTTCAACTGTTCGCGGACATGGCGGACGATCACTTCGGCATCCTGACGGATGAAGAACTGGGGATCATCATCAGGGCTTCGATGTCCTATGCCTTCAACGGTGAGCTGCCTGACTTCGAGCCGAGGAGCGTGCTGGGCATGACGTGGCGGCGCATGAAGGCGTACATCGACCAGTGCAGCAAGAACGCCGACAAGAACAAGGAAAACGGCAACAAGGGCGGCAGACCGAAGAAACCCACCGAAACCGAACAAAACCCAGCAAAACCCACCGAAACCCAGCAAAACCCAGTAAAACCCAACCAAACCCAACAAAACCATAAACAAGAACAAGATCAAGATCAAGATCAAGATCATAAACAGGAGCAGGAGCAGTATAAAGCGCCCGCGACCGACGATGATCGGATTCTCGCCTTTGATGGCTCAGACCTGACACAGGCTTCTGCGGATAACGAACAGGCGCAGCGGCTGGTTGCCCGGTATATGCCCGCTTCAAAGACCCCGATAGAGTTTGACCCGCGCGTCGCTGACATCTCCGACCTCATCGCCCAATACGGCCTGAAGAAGGTCGAGGACACTATGAAAGAGGCGATGCGGAGCGACAACCGTGGCGGCATCTCGGTGAACTTCATCAAGGCCATCATTGAGAACAAGGGCGGCAAGTCGCGAGCCGCACCGGGCGGCGATTACCTAAAGCGTCAGTACGACGATGACTACTGGAAGTCCATCGAACAAACGTTCGATGACGCAATATAACCCAACGACAAGAGAGGAGATTTGGCAATGACTATCACTCAGGAGATCACGAACGAAACCCGCACCTACAGGCTGACAGGCACAACGCCCTTGCTCGGCAGTAACCCCGCGAACCCGAAGATTCACAGCGAGTACGTCGCGGCGAAAGCTGCCGCGATCGAAAAGGCACTCGAAGAAACGGCGATGCTCCCGAACGAGGAGGAGCTGAAAGCCGAACTGCGCGAGAAGCTGGAGCAAATCAAGACAATGGGCTTCACGGTGTTCCTGCGCGACGGAGATGACCATCACCTCGTCATCGGCAACCATGTTGTAAAGGGATTCTTGAAGGCCGCGATGCTGACCCTCAAGGATCAGCTGGGCATCACCTCGCCGAAAAGCAAGGTCGACAACCTCGTCTTCGTCGGCCCGACGTATCTGCCGATCATGCGCGACGGTCAGCCGATCACCGCGCCCGATGATTATAACGAGCGCCCGCTGAGAGCTGAGACGATGCAAGGCCCGCGCGTTTCGCTGGCGAGTTCGGAGCATATCAACGCACCGTGGAGCGTAGATGTCAGCATCACCCTGATCGCGAACAACGCGCCGAAGGGTAAGGCTGGCGCGGAGGACGCGAAGCCCAAGAGCAAGGCGCTGACGTGGGATGCGATTGAGACGGCTCTGAGCTACGGAGCGTTCAAGGGCTTGGGGCAGTGGAGAAACGGCGGCTACGGCAGTTTCACGGTCGAGCGGCTGAAGGAAAGGCAATGAACGGTTCTGTCCTGTTATGGCATTGCATGGTGCTGAAAAGCAGCGGGGTTGCGAGGGCTTGCCGGGTGGCGCTCAGT